CTTGCCGTTCATCACGTTCATGTTCTCCGTGACTGGATCGGTAGGCTTCTCGTCGTCCTCCACCGGCACCAGCTTGGCTGCGTCCTTGATGCCCAGCACCTCCAACATCTGCCGATGCAACTGGGGCAGGTTGTAAATCTGGGGTGCGGTCTGGGACAACTGGATCACTGCTTGATACTGCACCACCCGCTGCGACATGGTCGCCGCATTGGGATCTGACACGGGGATAATCTCCACCATGTCGTAGTCTGACTTCTTGGCACGGCGAACGCCGTCCACCGGCTCATAGTCGTACTCGTCATCGGTGTAGTCACGAATGATGCCAGCCAACAGCTTGAGTTCTTGTTTGAAGGCGTAGTGCACCCGAGCCTGAACCGCCGACATCACCTTGAGCATGCGCTCCAGCAGAGCCAACGTCGTACCCACAGGAGCCTGTGCGGACATGTCGGAAATCTTCATATCTGCCGTAGCAGCGAACCGACGTCCCTCCTCAACGATTGTGCCCAGCAACTGATACAACGTGGCACTTGGCTCTTTGTATGGCAGGGGGAGAATGTTGTCGCGGATGGCACCGGAGCCAACGTCCACGTCCCGGAACTCACCCGGAGCAATCGGGGTGTCATCACCTTTAATGCGCAGCCCACGGGCTTTCAAGCCCCCCGGCAGATTCGACAACGTACCGGCATCCACAAGCTGACGCATGATCGAAGTGGCTGACCGTGCGAACCCACCGATTAGGTGGAACAGACCGAAGCCATACACCCCGAAGCCCGGAATGTAGACGTAGTGTACGAAGTGATCCCTGCGTGCTTTTGTGGGGTCGTCCTCGTAATAGTTACGTCGCACGGACAGAATCTCGCCCGTACCGCCAATGACTGTGACCACGTACGGGATGGCGATGCCAGTGGGTTTACCGTCTTCTTTGTCCTCGTAGCCTTCTAGGTCGAGGTTGATGTGGCACTCAAACAACTCATACCGGTCGTCGTTCAGGCTGTTGAACCCGGTCTCTTTGTTCTTGCGCTCCTGAATCTCATCTTTAGCCTTTGTCGGCTCTCCAAGCTCCACATCTCTGTAGAACCCCGCCACCTGAAGCTTACGGATCTCATTCTTGGTCTTGAACATACGGTGCGTAACACGCTCCGCTGTCTCGATGGACGAGGCTCCGTACGAAATAATGATGTCTTCAGCCGGAATAAACACAGAGACCTGACGCTGCATGTTCGGGTCGTAGTACACCTTTTTAAACGCCGAACCCGTTGCGGGGAGGTTCCACAGCATCCGCTCATGCTCCGAACGAAACTCCGGCATGCGCTCGGTTAGCTCGTAGTTCATGTCCTCTTTAACGCGTCGGGCTGCTTCTTCTTTCTCCCGTGTGTCCTTACCAATGATCTTGGTACGTACTGGTCCCTGCGCCGGAAAGGTCTCCATGATCGTCTCAGACTGGAACCGCACTACAGCCTCAGTAATCATCGGATGGAACACTCCACACGCGCCCTCCCACGGCTCGGTGCGCTCTTCGTACTTCAGACCCAGTAGCGTTAACCCTTCTTTGTAGGTGTTCTCCCAGTCTTTTCTGGAGTCCCGATCCCGCTGGATGTCGTCAAGCAACTCCATCCCAAGTGCCTGAAGGTCATCTTCCTGCATCTCTTCTGCGATGTTGTCGTAAAAGCCTTCGCCCTCATCCGGGGGCAGGATCTCCAACTCCATGTCGCCCACTTCAATGGAGACACGCTCGGGATCTTCAATCTCGATTTCAATGTCTGGTTCTCCCAGCACATCCTCAATATCGTTTTCGATGCCCTTGGGCGCTTGGTACAAGCTTTTTTCAATAGCCATTGTGTGTCCTAGTAATACGCCGCTCTGCGGCCTGATTTAAAGAATCTGGGTTCATCTGGCTCATCGCTTGGCAACGTAATAAACCCACCGTTTCGGAAACGCAGAAGCGCCTGCGTCATCGTGTCCACATAGTCATCATGCTCCCCGACTGGGAAAGCCACAACCTCCTCAATTACATCCCGTGCCCAACGTCTGTCCGGCGCCCAGACTGCTCCGCTGGCAAATAAATCAGAAACCGCATTTAACCGCGCAATCTTATCGTTACCACGAGACGGCGTGAACTCATCGACCGGGATGCCCATTCTGCGCAATTCCTGAATCAGTGGTGCACCAGCAGCCTTTTTCTCCACCAAAAACGAATCGGGTCGCCATTCCCTGTACTGATTCAATGCGGCTTCTTTTAGTTCAGGAAACTCCATTCTCTCCTTAAACGCATCGAGCAGCATAACGCTGGGACGGTTGCCCTCCTCCTCGTTGTACCACACCCCCCATGTTGTGCAGGCTGTGTAGTCAGATGAGTTCTTGGTTTCATGCGCCGTATCCCAACTCTGAATTACAAACTCGCATGGGGGTGGGTCGTCATGTTCCCAGATGCGCCAATCGCTTCTTTTAATCAGCGCAGCCGCTTCACTGGTTGGGTTTTGCATGTACTGGGCGTTCCAGTACCGTGGGTCCATGGCTGTACGCTTTTGCTCCAGCTGCTCAATCGGCCACTGCTCAGGCCATAAGCTTTTCCCCGAGGGCAGAATCGCCGGTAACTCCACAATCTCCCACGGATCAGACTCCGGGTTTTTAATCTGGAAGTTAATCAGCCGCCCAGTCAAGTCAACCAATGACCATCTGGTCATAATTACGATAATCGCACCACCCGGCATCAGACGTTGCAGTGGACCGGTCTGAAACCACGACCACGCATTATCAAATGTCGCCCGTGAGTTGGCTTTGATGTCTTGTTCCGAGTGCGGGTCGTCAATTACAAACAAATCAGCACCCCGTCCAGCCAACGCGCCGCCCACACCCACGGCGTAGTACTGGCCTCCAGCGCTGGTTGACCATTTACCTGCGGCTTTTTGGTCATCTGCCACCAGTGTGCCTGGGAAAACCTCTTTGTATTCTTCCGAATCAATCAGATTTCGCACCCGGCGACCAAAATCCTCCGACAAACCCGCCGTGTGGGTCGCCATAATGATCTTTTTATCGGGGTATTGGCCCAGGAACCACGCTGGAAACAGGTAGGAGGAGAACTCAGACTTACCCATCCGTGGCGCGATGTTGATAATCACGCGTTTTTTCTTGCCCTCGACCACATCTTTGAAGATGTTGGCAAGCTTTCGGTGGTGCGGCCCCTCTTTGAAGCCCGGATAAATGTGCCGAGCAAAGGCTGTCATCGAGCCTTGTGCTTTTTTGAGTGACAAACGCCGGGTTTGTTCCTCCAAATCCTCCAAAAACTCCAACTTCTGTTGCGGCGTCATGCTGGAGAGGAGCACTTGGATCTCAGCGTCACTCAGGCGATTCACCTTTTTCTTCCTCCAGGGGCTCTACGTCTGTGATGTCCTCGTCGTCGTGCGTGGGTTCTTCAACAGTATTCTGAATCTGGAGCAGTTTTTCTTTGATCTTGGCGTCCAACTCCGTGTCGGACAGTTCGGTCTTCTTGACCTCAATGCGCTCAGTAAATAGCCCCACCTCTGTCACTTTGCCCAAAAGCTCCAACGCCTTTAGGCGGATTCTGGCATCTGGGTGGTCGGTTTCTTCGACAATTTTTGCAACCGCCATCGAGCGCAGCCGTTGAGCCTCCTCCACAAACTGCCACTCATACGCCGTCATCATGCTCACGATTCTGGATATGGCAGGTGGGGTGGTTATTTTTGTCAGCGCTGTCTTGGCGTCTGGCGCCCCGGTAATGGCAGCGGCAAATGCTTCTGTAGCCTGCGCCTGTTCCGCTTGACTGATTACCTCATCGTCCGTGGCAGCGCCAAGCGACTTTAACCAGTCCGTCGTTTCAATCTGACCTTCTAATAAATCTGGTGCTTTAACCTTTTTAAGCGAGACAAAATCATCCTCGGGTGCAGAAAGCACCTCCGGTTCATACTCAATGTCCAGCAAATGGTCTAACACGCGGGTATCTCCCGAAGCAGAGCGTTGCACTCAGTAGGGCCAAGTGTATACTTACCTTTGTCATCTTCGCAAGAGGAAGGCTTGTTGTATCTCCTTCGGTCCTCCTTGGTCCGTTCAGCCCCCGCGATTACACCGGGGGCTTTTTTTATTCGTGCTTGTCAATTATTTGACAATAACTATTTTAATTTTTATAAATATTTTTAGGCGCATTGATTATTTATGCGTGGGGGAGAAGTGTTGTACGCAAATTGGACAAAGTTGGGGTCGTGGTTGCGAAACACTGTTCTTGCCGCCATGTCACCCGTCACATTATTTAGGGGGGTCACCCTCCGGTGGGGTCTCGCAACGCCAAAACGCTCGGGAACTGGGAACTAGAAAAAGCCATTATGTTAAAATGTAAGTGTTGGTTGGGTTGTCCAGCCAACCCGTTGGCCCGCCGGTTGCGGGCTTCGTCTTTGGGACACGTTGTCCCAAAGTTCTTTAGGAGATACAACCATGACAAACGTTTCTATTCGCGCTCTCTACGGCACACTCATCGCAACAACGCTTCAATTGGACAAAGCCCTGACGGGGAAACTCAGCAAGGCAGGCTTCTTGCCGAATAACCTCATCGCGGAACTCGCAGAAGAACACGCGTTGCAATACGGTTGCCACTACGCAGTCGCGGACAACGGGGGCTTTCGGTTCTACACGAGCGAGGAAGCCACATCCGCCAACAGGCACGAGGCAGCGCAGAAGCAATGGAATCGGTGCATCGCCAAGTATCACGATGTCAAGCGCGATGGTCGCGGGGGTTCACGCAACAAAGTCGAGAAGGTCGCCCCACGCAAGACCAAGCGTGTGTCCGAGTTGCTCGCGCTGTTCAACGACCTCACAGCCGCCGAGCGCGCCGCGTTCTTGGCTGATGCCAAGTAATTCTTTGGGACACGTTGTCCCAAACCCGTGGGCGACTTCGGTCGCCCTTCTTTTTTCCCTGAAAGGAACCACCATGTCAAAGACCTACAAGCAACAGCCCAAGCAACCCAAGCCCATCCGCACCGCCACGCAACGCTACAAGCGCGAGCGACAGCAACAACCCATGCGTGACTGGAAGTCTGCCCTTGAGTGGCGCTTGGGGAAGGACGACTGACTTTGGGACATCGTGTCCCAAACGCTTATCTACAACGTGTTTCCAGTAACTCCCCCCTTTTGGGGGCCTGGGACATTTGTCCAGACTTTTCACCAACTATCTTTCGTACTGGGTCAGCGCGAACCCGCGCCCGTGTTGGCGTGTCCACATTTGCGTCCTATATACCTACTATTTTATAAATTACTTATGTATGTATGGGCTAGTGTACAAGTGGACACCGCCGACTCTGCCTCGTGGAAT